GACTGAATACCGTGACCTAACAATGATGACGAAAACAGGTTTTCAAGTCATTGTTATGCAAGCTGGTAAAGCGCTTATTCCGATCTTGCGTCTTCTTAATCAGTTAATTCAAGCGGGTATTCATGCATTTTCACAGTTGAACCCGCAAATTAAAGAAGGTTTGGCTATTGGCTTGCGCTTTGCAATGCTGGCCTTAATTTTTGGCGCAATGGCTAAATCTTTAGGTCTGGTGCTTAAGTTTATCCCGGCACTCAAAACCTTCATCGGATTGCTGAAGCTATTCCGGCTTGCATTTCTAGCGTCACCAATTGGTATTATCTTAGCGTTAGGTGCAGCACTAGCCTTACTCTATGATGACTACAAAACATGGCGTGAAGGCGGTAAATCCTTATTTGACTGGTCTAAGTGGACTAATGGCATTGATACGATTATCAACAAGATCAAAGATTTTCTAGATATTCTCAACAAGGTTAAAGATAAAACGGTCGAGTTTGTTCAGAAAATTATTAAGGATCCAGCCGGAGCACTTAAAGAAGTCGCTACAGAAGTACAGCAAGGTGTACAAAATGCTAAGCAGGCTGTACAGAATTATGTAAATCCTACTGATCCGACTAAGGTCTCGCCAACGCAAGAAAAGGTCGTAAGTGCTACACAATACGTTAAGAGTGCAATCGAACAAGGCGTTGCAGCAGCTACGGGAGTCGCAAGGGCTACAGTGGGGGCAGTGAAAGGAGCCATATCACCACCCAATAGTAATAGAATTCTAGGTTTACTTGGTGTTGAAGGTAAGCGCCGTATCTATAAAATGGCTGATGGTTCAACTGAAACTCGAGATAACGGAACGGTTGCTTGGAGGAATAACAATCCGGGTAACTTAAAGTTTGAGTTTAAGGGTAGTGCCGATAAAACTGTAAAATCGAAACGAACTAAAGAAAAAGCATTAGCTGATGCTAGAAGACGATATGAAGGTATTGTTGCATTGGATCAATGGGGGAATGCAATATTCGAAACTTATGAGGCAGGTGCAGTCGCTAAAGCAAAATTATTAAAGTCTAATCATGCTGATAAAACTGTAGCTAAGATGTTAAGAAGTTATGCTAAGAGCGATTACTCAGGAAAAACTAACTATGCTTCATATGAAAAAACAATTTACAAACAAGGTGATAGTTTGGGAGTGGATCTCAGATCCAAGAAAATTGGAGAGATGTCACAAAAAGAATTTGAAGCATTAGCAGTTGGTATGGTTAAAGCGGAGGGTGTCAAAGCTGGTACTGTGAGTAGAACAACTCCAAATACGAACTTATTAAGTAATAGTTTTAATTTGCCTAATTCTGGAGTAAATACATATTCACCACCTTCAGGAAATCCATATAAATCTTTAGTCAATAATTCAAATGCCATGACTGCAAGCAGTGTTGTTGTTCATCAATCATATCAGATGGAAACAACGATAAATGGTGCATCTAGCCCTATAGATTCTGCTAACGCAGTTAAGCGTCAGCAGGAGAATTCATTAGTCTTTATGGCACGTGGGGCGCGAGGAGTTTTTGCTGGTTAATTATCTAAGGCTGTGGTACCAAGAAGCGTAAAATTTTTCTTTTCTACCCAGCCTGAAGTTTTTTTACCATTTTTTGATTCGTAAACAACAAAAAGCCAAGTTTCACCTTCATTCTCAAACGAATAGTAAGCGGTCACAATGTCATTGGGAATAATAAAAACTTTATTCAATTGACAGCTTTTAGCTGGAGCAGAATGAAAGTAATTTTTTTGCCCTTTTGTTCCATTGAATTTTTGAAGCTCTAAAGCATCTAGTTCAACATAATTGTTATCTGCAATATGACTTAATTCATTGCAAGCAACCTTTGCATACGAACCTGAACAACAAAGGGTTATTACAGCAAGTAGAAAAAGTTGTTTCATTGCTCAGCCTTTCTGGTAGTTTCTATTATCGTTAGATTATCTGATTTTTGTACTTTCTGAGTCTGTTCAAGTTTCTTGTAATCTTCATCGGTAGGAATATAGTCATGTGCTGCTTTTTCAGCTTCAGGAGAAAATTCTTCCTTATTGTTTGTTTCTGACTTTTTCTCTATTGATGATTGATTAGTAGAACTTGGTTTCTTGGGAGAAGTATCAAATTTAGCTATATATATTGCAAAGCCGATAGCAGCGATAATTACCCAGAAAGTTAGTTTAAAAAGTGATTTTAAGCATCCACCTTTTGATTCATATAACTGATTTTCTATCGAAAAACTTTGCCCACAATTTTTACAAGAAAATTGTGATTTAAAAATATTAGATTTGCTTGAAGCAAAGCGTGTCTGCTTACTATTACAGTAAGGGCAATTTGGTCTTGCGGAAGTATTCAATGTTAATTCCCTTTATTTTCAAGTTTTTCCAATCTTTGTAATAGTTCTTCCATCTTTTGGAGTACTTCATTTTGATTTGAATTTTGTTCAAAGCTTTGTTCAAGGCGGTATACCGCTTCAGCTGTAATTGTTCTTCCATTATCAAATGCCGCTTTTTCAATCTTTTCTTTTAGATCCATAGGAACTCGAAGATTCATTTGTGGGTCATTACGCGCCATAAGAAATCCAATATCTAATATACATTAGATGTTATTGCATCACAGTGCTTTACATCAATAAATCACTGTGCTTTAATGTGATCATGGTGCTTTATTCTGGAGTTTAAAATGGCACGCACTGATACACAGGTAGCAATTCGCATTCCACCTGAGTTGCATAAGCAATTAAAAGAGAAGGCCTTAAAAGAAGAACGTTCAATGAACTACCTTATTAATAAGGCAGTTGAGCGTTTATTAAATCAAGAGAGTGCGAAAGCATGAATTTAATAGGCAACAAAAAAGCCCAGACTTTGGACGGAACGGGCTTAATTGATGTCAACGACCATGAGGTAAGTTAACAATGGCTAGTCTAGCATTATCATTTAATGATGTAAATTTTTCACCTGTTCAGCAATATGGGCAGATTTGGCTTACTGCAAGTGAATTAGCTAAGGCATTGGACTATAAAAGTGTTAAATCAGTAAGTAACCTTTATAACTCTAATAAAGAGGAATTTTCTAGCAATATGACTCAGGTCATTGAATCAGTGACCTCAGGAAACTATAAGAAAAAGTCTCGTATTTTTTCATTACGAGGTTGTCACCTAATAGCTATGTTTGCTCGTACAACTGTAGCGAAACAATTCCGTAAATGGGTTTTAGATATTCTTGATAAAGAAGTTGGAGCGCCAGCTTCCAAAACACATAAATCTGAACGTACAGCGTTACACGATGCACATTCCTTACTTGTAACCAAGACTAAACATCTTAATTCAAGTGAAGCTTGGAGAATGATTAATCAAAGATTTGGAACAAATAGTATTGAAGAGATTCCGTATGATGTGATTCCCGTAGCGGTAGAATATGTTCATCATTTAATTGCTTTTTATAGCAGAGCTGAAAAGTATAAAGAAACTGAGCCGCATATTCATGCCGTTTTGAAGGATCAAAATGTTCAGTTCTTAATGTGGTATGTTCCAATCCTTGCAAAATTTATAAAAAATGAAATATGTCCTGCCTTAATTGCAATTCAAAGTGATTATGTAGGACGGTTAAGTGGCTTAACTCAGGAAGCAGTTTGCCATACAAATTTATTAAACCGTAAAGCTATTGGTTATGGCATAACTAAATTAGAGCATGTAGATAATCGTTCACCACATAGTATTGAGTGGTATTTGAGTTCTTAGTCTTTTGTAGGTTTGGAACTTTACTTAATTTGACTAACCCACCATCTGG